CAAGAGACTATGAAGGCGAAATTCAACAACTTTGAGACATTGTTAATATCAACACGTTTCCACAGTTTGATTTAGCAGATGAAATTTTAGAAAACGAAGCAGCAAGCGCGGATGCAATTACAGCTTCTAAACAACAACTTACTATTAACAAGCAATTAGTTAAGGATTTCATCGTAACTAAAAAAGCAATGGCACAATCAATCGATGCTATGAATGAGCTTCGTGATCTTGCTTTGCATTCTATTATGAAGAAAATGCAAGCAATCATAATTGCAGCAATCGCACCTAGTGCGGCGGCTCCCGACCACACAATAGCTTTTGATTCTGGAACTACTTTGCAATTGGCAGATATTTTAGAAGCAAAAGAATTATTAGATGGTCAAGACGTTGAAGAATCAGGCCGTGTAATGGTTTTAGGTGCTGCACAAGTAAATGACTTGTTCAACATCTCTGGTTTCGTTTCTCGCGATTTTGTTCCTGCAGGCTCTCCATTATCAAGTGGTGCTATTGCGGCTCCTGTTCTTGGTTTTGAAGTAAAATGGGGTTCTGAAATCGGAAACGTAGCTTACTTATTTCATCCATTATTTATGCAAGTTGCTGTTCAGCAATTACCACAAGTAAAGGTTTATGATTTAGGCGGAGAAGGAAAGCGTGCTCAACGAGTAAATATGGACGTATTATTTGGCGTTAAGCAATGTTCTAACCTTCGCGTAGTTCAAATTGGTTAATTTTAATTAAAAGGAGAATAAATTTATGTCAGGAGCTAATTTCGTAGGACAAAAATTCCAAAAAGTAATTTACTTCGCATACGGCGGCACTGGAAGCGGTGAATCTGCTTCTAATCCTCTAAGCATGGCAGCCGACAACGCTACTGTGTGGGACATTCCAGCGGGTACGTTGATTGAAAAATGTTATTTAGTTATCACAGAGGCTGTTACTGGAACAACTAACTTCGACATCGGTGACGATGACGATGCTGATGGTTTCATTGATTCGTCTTTATCTGTTACTCTTGGAACACCAGGAATGTACGGATGGGATGCTAAGCTTGCAGGAGCATACTTGCGCGTTCAAACCGCAGGAGCTACCGATGCAGCGGACATTTATGTAGTCCCAGCGGCTAAGTTTTACCCAGCAGCAGGAAAAGAAATTAAGATGGACTTAACAACAGCAGCAACGGCAGGTGCGTTGTATGTTGTTGTTGAAGGTCAATATCTTGGTCGATAATGGCTGAAATCAGAACCACTCGGTTGAGATTTATTAGCGCAAGGGATCCGAAAACTCTAACAGAGGCTTTGGATCTTTTGCCGTATAAAGTTGAAATCAAGCAAATCGTAAAAGACAAAGGTCTGTGGTTTGCTTGGTTTATTATTCCAGAAATCGTATCAATAGATTTTAAAAATAGGAGTGATATATGAAAGTAAGGCCAGATCAATCAGTAAATAATTTAGTTATGAATAATCATAATACGCCAATTACTCCGAATCTTGCGGCATCTAATTCTATTGTTGGCCACGCGTGGTAGCCAGGTAACTCACCAACATTTGCTGCAATTACAATTGCTACTTAATAAACAAACCTCAATAATATTTTTTAAATGAGAGGTGAATAAATGTCTGTTGATACTCACGGCCTAGAAGTACTTAGGCGAAGTGCAGAAGAAATAACTCCTGGCAATTCTCAGGAGTTACTACTTAGAACCAGCACAGAGCCTAATTATTCATTTGTTTCAACTGACAATAGTTCATCTGCTATTCTTAACAATGGTCAAACCTATACAGGATCTTGGGAGAACACGACTGGGTTTTCAACAGTCGCTTTTTCTGTAAAGACGGATCAGTCAGGCAGTCTTTATGCCGACTTTTCTGTTGACGGTGTAAATGTTGATTCAACTTTAACATACACAGTAGAGGCCTCAACAAATGAGGTTCATCGTTTAACAATTACTAAACAATATTTTAGATTGCGATTTACTAACAGCTCTGGCAGCACTACAGATTTAATAATTAAATGCGCTTCATTCGCAGTTTTTATCGAGGGTGAAAAATACTTACATGGTCCTAGATTTAGTTATTTTAATCAATTAACAACAGTTGGAGCTGCAAACTATCAAGCGTTTTTTACGATCATGAATGCCAGGACTTACTCTGGTAGGGCAAATCAGTCAGTTATAAATATAATTTCAGTTAGTGGAGCGCTAAAGCACACTTCGCCTTGCGTATTTTATTTAATCAAAGGAGGAAATCTTGGCGGTAATCCTAACTTTAGTTCTTACGCGACAAACTTAACAAGCCTTTATGATTCAGCGGCAACGACTGTTGCCGTATCAACGAATGATCAAATTTTATGGTCAGGTCATTTAGGCGATACTGGAGAATTAGACAATCACTTTAACGGCGGTGGAGCTGAAGAAATAACTTTACAGCCAGGGGAGTGGATAACACTTGCTGCGAAAGCAGTGACCGGAACTCCCAGTTATGTAACTGGATATATCAACACTAGAGAGGATCAATAAAATGTTAATTAATAATAGAATTATTTGGGAAGATGACGTTACGTTGGTTGATATATCAAAAAAGTTAAATGATGTTTTCGCAAATAATCAGACTTTTAATTTTGTGACTACAGATGATTATTTATATCTAGGCAGCGACATGCCTTTCAATCACAGATATTTTGACGTTACGACCGCGAACATTGTCGCAAGTGTTCCAAGTGTTAGTATTTGGGATGGATCTACTTGGAACGCCGCCGTTGATGTGATTGATGAAACACAAGCAACAAGTGGAACAAGCCTTGGACAAAGCGGAATTATCAGATGGGTTTTAGATAAAAATTATTTCTGGCAACGCGCAGATTCTACAGAAGACATTGCCGCGCTTTCTACTCTTAAGATTTATGACCTTTATTGGGCTAGAATTTCTTGGTCCGCAACACTCACAAACACCACAGCGCTAAATTATATCGGTCACAGCTTTGCAGATGACTCTCAACTTGGTGGATATTACCCCGACTTGGTTAGATCCGAAATAATCGGCGCATATTCGTCCGGCCAAACCAATTGGAAAAAACAACATATTTTAGCCGCTGAAGAAATCATTGCTGATTTAAGACGAAAGAAAAAAGTTGTTTCAAGAAACCAAATAATGAATCCAGAAATATTTAACGAAGCTGCAATTCATAAAGTTGCAGAATTAATTATGCGAGGTCTTGGTAAAGACTGGTCAGAAGACAGAGCTAATGCATTAAGAGATTATGCTGTGGCTCTAAATACTATGCCTTTAGAAATTGATAAAGACGGAAGTGGTCGTCTTGATTTAGAAGAAAGAGCGCATCATTCGGGGCTGGTGAGAGGATGAGCGCAATATCAGATGTTTACGACGCATTAATAACTAGAACAACCTCTGTTTTAACTTCTCATGCTCGTTTATCAAATCCGTATAAGCTAGACGAAAACCCAGATATTTTATTAAGACAAGGTTATGGTCTTGCAATCGGAGCTGGAGAAAATTCAAATAGAGAATTAGGATGTAGATTAAGTATTAGACGCGAATTTACACTTTCAATCGTTCGCAGATATGCAGCAACAGATTTAGATGCCTCTGGCAAGGGAACGACCGAAAAACAAATTATGGAGGATGCAAAATTATTAGTTGCAGACTTTGAAGAAAATACGACTTTGACAACTGGTGCGCGTATTGTAAAATTTTTGTCAGATAGTGGAATTCAATACGTTAGAAGTGAAACTGATAAATTTATGTATTGTGAATTGATTATAGAAACTGAATATTTTGAAACTATTTAATTTAAAGGAGAAATAAAAATGGCTATTACACTAAGAAGCTCACGACTGGCAGCGGTTGTTGAATCCACAGAGGGAACACTAATTGCACCAACCGGTACTGGTGACTACATGGCAATGCAAGACGATTTTTCAATGACTCCTGCTACTGAGTCGATTGAAAATGCAGAATTAAAATCATCAATCGGAAAAGCAAAATCAATTGTTGGTGTTGAAAACCCTACTGCTTCATTTTCACATTATTTAAGAGCAAGCGGAACGGTTGGGACGGCTCCAGATTTTGCAGAATTATTACAAGCATCTTTAGGTGCTGAAAGTATTATTTCAACTGAGCGCGACACCGTTTCATCGTCAACAACAACGGTAATAAAAGTTGATGCAGGAGAGGGCGCTGAGTTTGAACGCGGTGATATTTTAATGATTAAAGACGGAACAAATGGATATTCTTTGCGTCCGGTTCATTCAGTATCTACAGATGATTTAACTTTAGGTTTTCAACTATCTGCAGCCCCAGCATCTGGAGTAAATTTAGGTCGCTCTGTTTTATACAAACCAGCAGATAGTGGGCATCAATCTTTAAGCGTTTGGCACTATGCCGGTAACGGGGGCTTTGTTCAGGCAATGACTGGATCAAGAGTGACATCAATGCAAATGACTGCCAACACTGGTGAGCTTTTAAATATGCAGTACACTCTTGAGGGTAATGCTTATTATTACAATCCGGTAATCATCGCATCTGCAGATAGATATATCGATTGGACTGAGAATGGAAATACTAAAGCGGCAAGCATTACTGCTAAGGCTTATAAATCTCCAGATGACTTAGCTTCTGCTTTGCAAACCGCAATGCAAGCGCAAAGCGCTGGAACAATCACAGTAACTTATTCTGATTCTACAGGTAAATACACAATCGCTTACTCTGGTGTTGGGTTGTTCACGCTTCCTTGGAATACTGGAGCAAATACAGCAAACACCGTTGGAGATAAGATTGGTTTTTCTACTGCCGCCGATGATACTGGTGCGGTAACTTACACAAGCGATAATGCGCTAACACTTTCATCGCCTCATACGCCTGCGCTTGATTCTAGCGATCCATTGGTTGTTAAAAATATGGAATGTTTTCTTGGAGACCAAACATCAAACACTTGTTTTGGAGCGAGCACTGTATCAATGACACTTGCTACGCCATCAACAAAGATAAAAGATATTTGCGCAGAAAGCGGAATTGATTCATCACTTATCAATTCAAGAGAAGTGACTCTTAGCATTGTTGCGCTGATTGATCAGTATGATGTAGATAAATTTGAGCGATATAGAAATAACACAGAATCAAGATTTTTATTTAACTTCGGAACTAAGTCCGGTGGAAATTGGGTAGTAAATAAATGTGGTCACGTTTATTTACCAAGCTGTGTAATTTCTAATTTCTCAGTCGATCAAGTAGATGGCGTTGCAGTAATGAATTTAGAATTAAAAGCGTTTGTCGACTCATCTGGTAATGGTGAAGTTTACATCGCATTCGTATAATAGGAGAAAAGCAAAATGAAAATAGTCCCAAAAGATTGTCAGGGAGAAAATCCAAAGTTTGATGGGTTCGTAGAAATCGAACCTCTAGGCTTTGACGAGGCAATGAACGTGTTAATTGATAGCGGTGTGAATCCATCACAGCTAAGCGGAGAGGGAAACAGATAAAATCAATTAAAGACTTTGTTTGCGATGGTTAAAGCATCAAAAGCTAAATATAAAAAAGTTGAACTGAAAAGACTGAGCGATGGTAAGGAATTCAAATCCATTGACGAAATATGGGTAGATGCTAGTTGTCGTTCTATTTTGTCAGATGTTGCCTCGCAATTATTTAGTGATGAGCCCCTGGGAAACTAAAAAGTCTGCTTAGAAAGCAGGTCCTTTTTACCTACAAGGGAACTGGGCAGACTAACGAGAGTGCGCCATTGATGAGTGAGTTTATAACTCGTCAAAGACTTGCAAAGCTTGGATTTACGTCTTCTATATCCGATTTATCGTACTGGAAAGCGCAAATGTTTTGCTTGATAGATACTGAGATAGAGAAATGGCAAGCAAACGAAATGAAAAAAAACCGAGGTAAGTAATGGCAGCAGAAATTCAATTAGATGTAGAAATAAACACGGATAAAGCACAAAAAACATTAAGTAGTTTTTCTAATAATGCTGTAAAGTCTTTGTCATCGATTGAAGGCGCGTTTTCAGCGATAAAAATAATTGCTGTTGCCGCTGTTGCTGTTGTTGCTGGTCAAAAAGTAATTTCTTTTTTAAATGAATCGGCCAATGCGGCGAGCGAGAGCGAAGACGCGATTTTAAAATTAAATCTAGCTCTAGCCTCCACTGGTGAATTTACAAAAAAAGCATCTGATAATTTTCAACAGTTAGCGAGCGACATACAGGCTCAAACTGGAATTTCTGACGAATTAGTTTTAAAGCAGGTTGCGCTAGCTAAATCGTATAGTTTAACAAATGCACAGACTGAAAAGGTAATCAAGGCAGCGGTTGAATTGTCTTCCGTTACTGGTGAGGATCTAAATACAAGTACTGAGAAATTAGCAAAAACATATAACGGATTTTCAGATAAAACTTTATCTAGAATGATTCCTGGATTTAAGGGATTAACAGAAGAGCAGTTAAAAAACGGCGCTGCTGTAGATATCATTGCTCAAAAATATAATGGATTGGCTGAAAAATTATCTAACACATTCTCTGGATCAATTGCAAAAACAGCAGCAAGTTTTGGAGAATTACAAGAGTCAATCGGTCGAGTATTTGTAGAAAATCCAGCAATTATTAAGTTAATAAATACTCTTGGTGAAGTTTTTAATAATCTTGGTGAATTTTTTAAAAAAAATCAGGCAGCAATTTCAGAGTTTACAAATAAGGGAATTTTAATTTTATTAAAAACAATTCCATATTTAGTTGATGTGTTTGCTGTTCTTGGGCAAGTTGTTGTCGGCGTAGCTGCTGAAATTAGTTTTTTAACTAGAGACGTTTTACTTCTAGCTGGTGCTTTTGTTAGAACGTTGTCTTTAGTAAAGATTGGTAGTTTGGGAGAAGAGGCTGAAAAACTTGCTGATGAATTAGCAGACGCAACCTATAATGCCGGAGCGTTTGGCGTAGCATCGCAAAAAGCCTTTAATGGTTTAGATAAATTTGCAGAATCAACAAGAAAAACCACAGAAAAACTTGTCAAAGATTTAGAAAAAGTTCCACCAATTGTAAAAACAGCAAGTAAAGAATTTGAAAAACTAAATCAAAAACCTGTTCAGTTAATTGACACAAAAGCATTACAACAAAAATTAGATGAGGCAAAGGCCAAGCTACAAGGTTATTTTAATGATCCAATAAATTCTTTATTTAAGATTGATTTTATATTCGATAAAAATAATTTAACAGCAATCGGCGCAGGTATTTTTTCAAGCATTGCAAAAGGAGCCGCTGGAGCTGTTGAGCTAATATCTGCAGGTCTTGGCCAAGGTCTCGCGGCATTGCTTGGAAGTCCAGAGCTTGCCGGTCCTTTTACGGAAAT